TCCGATCGTACTTTTACTACATCAGTCTTGATGAGGTCGTAGCTTTACAAAAAAAGCGAGTGAGCTTTCGCCCACCCGCTTCTTATTTTTATGCACTCACAGCTTGCGACGTTTCAACTTCTGGTATAATTTCTTCAGATTTCATGTGTAGAAATCCATCCGAAATCATGTTCGCGCGATAGTAAGAGAAAATTCTCCAACTAGATTGACGAGTTTTTAAATTCCCGTCTTTTTTAGCAGATTCTACTAATTTTTTCAAATCTGCTTCTGCGAACTCAGAGTTACCACTTTTCAAAATTACATCAAAAATTTGAGTAATTTGAGGTGTTAACTTCTGTTTCAGAGTTGATTCATCAAGAGTGAATGAATAAAATCTATTAGATTTTTTCATTTGTTACTCCATTTTATTAAATCAACGATTATATTTTTTTTATATAATCATTTATATTAAGGCACTGGTTTATCTGTTTTGTATACAAATAAATTAAAGTTATTAGTAACAAAATGTTACGAGTTATTACAAGATATATGATAGCTATTGCTCTCTATATTACAACGGATAGTCTGATTAATAATCAAGATGTATCAAATAGCGCTACTCTCTCCCTGTCAAATTAGAGTTAAAGGGCAGAGGTGCGTGAATAATTGCCATAAAGAAAAACGTTTTTTCTCCCGCGAAATATTTCGTAATATTACGGCCCGGGCCCGCGCTCACACGCCCACGAAAAACATGCATGCATGTTGCGTACTCTGGTGAGGGGAGTTTTCACTAACGGATAAATAGAAATAGCAAACGGATAAACAATAAAGTGACACTTTAGTAGTATACAAACTAATCTAAAAAAATTACTAAACCGACTGTGGAGGTCAATAAATACAATATACTAATAATATAAACTGCTATATAAGTAACTTATGAATTTCATCTATGGACTAGTACTACAAGCATGTGTCGTGGTCGGAGGTGCGCAGCAATCGTGCAAAGATCCTGTAAAAGTACAAATATTTGAAACTCATAATGAATGTGCCATTGCAGGTTATAAATATGCATCTGATATGCATATAAGAGAATATTTACTAATTCCAAAAGATTCACGCTTATCTGTAAGATTTTGGTGTGATCCGATTAAAAAACAAAGTATATAGTTTACTATGCAATGGAAAGTGCGTATAATGGAAAAGCCAGACATGATGGCAAATGTGCGTGTGATGTTTTTAGAAGCTCCAGATTATTTGGAGGCAAGGAAACAAGTAGCATTGACAGATAATCAAGTGGCAACATTTGAAACATTAGAGGAGGATTATGTTAAAGAAAATAAAACAATTAAGCCAACAGTATCAGAGCTATTGTCTAAAGAATAAATATATGGCTGCAGCTTTAATAGGTGCATTTATATTAGGAGCTATTATATTTTAATGAGTACACAAGGAGCAGGTGGACAGAGAGCTGGATCAGGTAGACCTAAAGGTTCATTAGGAGAAAAAACTAAAGCTGTTCAAGCAAAATTAGATCTAATAGGTTGTGACCCAATAGAAGCATTAGCAAATATTTCTATGGATAACAGCAATACACCTGAATTAAGATTTCAAGCAAATAAAGAATTAGCACAATACATTGCACCTAAACGAAGAGCTATAGAAATGGATGCTTTAGTGGATGGTGGATTAAATGTTAATGTGGTACAATTCTCTAACCAAGATGAAGAAGATAAAGATAGTGCACAACAACTATCTTATGAAAACAAAACTTAAGTATGGAAATTACGGTCCCAAATGATTGGCGACCGCGTGCTTACCAAAAAGGCCTTTGGAACTTTTTAGAAAAAGGTGGTAAACGTGCAGTCGCTGTATGGCACAGGAGAGCAGGAAAAGACTTACTATCAGTTAACTGGTGTGTCACAGCTGCCTTAAAACGAAAAGGTTTATATTGGCACTTATTACCTACATATAACCAAGGGAGAAAAATTGTATGGGATGGTATGACAAAAACTGGAAGAGGGTTTCTAGATCACTTCCCCAAAGAACTTTGGTCTTCAATCAACAACACGGATATGCGACTTGAACTTAAGAATGGTTCCATTTACCAGGTTGTTGGAACAGATAACGTTGACCGCTTGGTGGGATCAAACCCCGTTGGAGTCATCTTCTCAGAATACAGTCTTCAGGATCCGCGGGCCTGGGATCTCGTTCGTCCCATCTTGGCTGAGAATGGAGGATGGGCGGTTTTTATTTATACCGCGAGAGGTCGAAATCACGGATATGACATGTTTAATATGGCTACTGGAAACAAACGGTGGTTTTGTGAACGATTAACTGTAGATGATACAGCAGCAGTTTCTCCAGAAGCTATAGAAGATGAACGTTCAGCAGGTATGCCTGATGAATTAATACAGCAAGAATTTTATTGTAGTTTTGATGCACCATTAGTTGGTTCATATTATGGTAGCTTAATGGCTAAAGCTTTAGCTGATGATCGGATAAAAGAAGTTTCTTATGAACCTAGATTAGAAGTTCATACAGCGTGGGATTTAGGTATGGGTGATTCTACAGCTATTATTTTCTTTCAACAATTTGGTAAAGAATATAGGATTATAGACTATTACGAAAATCAAGGAGAAGGAATTCCTCATTATGTTAAGGTTTTAAGAGATAAAGATTATATATATGGAAAGCATATAGCTCCTCATGATATTAAGGTTAGAGAAATGGGGACAGGTAAGTCTAGATGGGAAGTTGCTAGAGACCTAGGATTACGATTTCATGTTTGTCCGCACATACTTATTGAAGACGGAATAGAAGCTGCAAGAACGATACTTTCTAGGTGTTATTTTGATTCAAAAAAGTGTAATATACTGGTCGAGGCTTTGCGGCAATACCGGAAAGATTACGATGAAAAGCGTAAAGTGTATAGGGATAAACCTTTACACGACTGGACTAGTCATGCCGCGGATGCATTTAGATACCTTGCATTGGGAACAAGGGATTTAACAATTAATAAGCAACAGCTCCCAACTTTTGCTGACAACGAGTATAGTGTATTAGGAGGGTAAATGGGAGGCATTTTTAGACGACCAAAACCACCACCACCGCCAGCTCCACCGCCAGCTCCGGCTCCGACGCCAGATGCAGGATTGGATGCGAGGAAAAAAGAAAGATTAAGATATGGTAGAAGAAAAACTATATTAACAGGTGGACAAGGTGTGGAAGAAGAAGCTGAAATAGCTAAAAAAACTTTGTTAGGACAATAATAAATGAATGGTGATATAGTAACTCAAATTATTTCTAAACAAGAGTCTTTAAAAAGTTTTAGAACTCCGTGGGAAAACCTATGGCAGGATTGTGCAGAATATGTTAATCCTAACAGAGGAGACTTTTCTACAATTCGTCATAGAGGTACAGCTAGATCTGAAAAAATATTTGATACAACAGGCCCGTTAGCTAATGAAAATTTAGCATCAGGTCTTCACAGCTTTCTAACTTCTCCTTCTCAAAGATGGTTTGTACTAAAAACTTTTGATGATCTTTTAAATAGAGAATTAGAAGTTAAAACATGGTTAGACACAGTAACTAATATCTTATATGATAGAGTTTTTAATATCCCAAATACAAATTTCAATTCCCAAGCACATGAATTATATTTAGATTTAGGTTCATTTGGTACAGGTGTTATGATGGTACAAGATAAAGCCGGAGCTCCTATATCATTTAGAACTTATCACTTAGCTGATTGTTTTATACAAGAAAATGATGCAGGTGTTGTTGATACATTATATAGAAAATATAAAAGAACAGGTCGACAACTTATAGAAAGATTTAAAGAAGCAGTTCCTGAAAATGTAGTTAGAATTGCAGAAAAAGATCCTTATAGAGAATTTGATGTTATACATGCAGTTGAGCCATCTGAAACTTATGGCATGCCTCTTAAAAAGAAAACAGAGAAGAATTATAAATCTTGTTATGTTTTAATTGAAGAGAAAGCTCTTTTAGAAGAAGGTGGTTTTGATGAATTTCCATATATGGTTCCTCGTTGGCAAAAAGTTGCTGGTGAGATTTATGGACGTTCTCCATCAATGACTTGTTTACCAGATATTAAAATGGTAAATCAAATGATGAAGACAATTATTAAAGCTGCACAAAAAATTACCGACCCACCATTACTT